AATTTAATTCCGCCAATAGGTAGATAATATAGAGAATAAAGAGAATCATAACGAACGAAGTGAGTTTAATAAAGAAACTGATATGAAGATTTTGGAATGGTTCAATTCTCGTGACTTATCTTTTCCAGATCTTTCTTCTTCTGATTTTGAAACCATCATTAACCTTCCAGATTTTGCCGATAATGATTTTGATATGGCAATAAGAGAAGTTTGGGGATATTTGCAATATGATGAAGACTCTCCAGATAATTACATTCCAGTTGAATATTTCAAAGATATTCTTTACCGTGCTTGGAATGATTTAAAAACTATCAATCCTGATTTCTCTCTTTCAGAACAAGACATGAAGAATATTTTTGGATTCGATGTTAAGATGCAAAATGGAGAACCTGTATGTTATGTGACTCCCAGTAAAATTAAAAACATCAATCAATCTCCCTCATCTTCCAGAAAAATTAAACGAAAAGGAGTAGAGGACCGAACCTCCAGATTGATATTTCTTGAATCTCTCCGGCAAGTCGCCGAAAAAGATACGAATATGTTGACGGACGCCGAGTATGCAATATGGCTTATGATTGAGTTTGTGAAAGAACGGGAAAGTAATCAGCAACCTCGTCCATCAGAAGTGACGAAAGCTGCTTATGAAGATTTGCTTAAACGTTTCTCGAACGAATCGAAGGTGCCTGTAGAAGATTTGAGAACCCTATGGAAAGAGCTTCCTCAAAAAAATACAGTTAAACTTCATCCTCAACAGTTGTCAGTTGGTAAGATTATAAGCTATAACGTGCAGGTAAATCAGGCAAGTGATGTGGAGGAGCTTTATAACAAAAAGATGGCAGAACAACCATGAAGTCTTTTGCCACCTTCCAGAATCCTTTTCCTTAGCCGGACTTGATTATCTTATTTCGGGTTCGGCTAAAAAGTTTCTTCTAATTTCTATTTCTTCAGACAGTATTCTAATCGCATCTTTCTCTCTTCGAAAATAATTGCCTGCCAGATAACGTTTATTGCTTGTTACAGTTCCTTTTTCCACATCTGAAGTAACTTGCATCTTATCCGTAATATACCAGTATCGTTCTCCTGTAGCTACTTTCATGTTCAAAGGCTCAATTCGTTTTAGAAAATGATTCCATGTCTTACCGACCTTAGCTAATTCTACATCCAGAGCCTTTCTTTGATAATCCGCTGGCTTGAAAGTTGTGAACGAGAAATCATCTGTTTTCCCCAGATACTCGTTCATGCTGTATTTAACCGGTTCCCCTTTGATAACATAACAATACATAACGATGTCTCCAGAGGATTTATCTGCAAGTCTTACGACTCCATATCCTTCTTGACCTGTTTTATGGTTATGGAAGCATACTAAATCACATGATTTGGGAATATATTTATCGCTTATTACGAAAAATGGGTTGCCAAATTCTTTTCCTTGTTTATCTAAAATTGAATAGAGGCGATTTAAGGCGTTTTCTCCAGCTGGGGTTATAATGCCTACAGGAATTGTTATTTTGTCGAAATTAGGCGTGTTTCCGTCAATTCTAAGGCATATTAAAACAGTATTCACATTCCCTTCTTGTACCAAACCTATAGAATCGTTCCATTTTACTGCATCTCCAGCTCCAAATCCTTTGTCAAACCAGTTGGCAAATGTAGCGTAATCGAGAGCTTCAGGATCGTCTGAATAACTGGAAGGTACATGCAGCTTAATATTATATTCTGTTTTGCAATAAGAACTGATTCCTTTAAAATCAATTTCAGACTTATATTTTCTTTTTCTTAGAAAATGCTCTACTTGTTTTTTAGTTTTCATATTTGGATAAAATAATCAATTGTTAGGCAAATGTAATATGATTTTTTGATAAACATCAATTTGGATATAAAAATTTAGCTTAATTACCACAAAACGAGACTGAAAAAATAGGTGGCTGAAAAAAATCAGAAAACTTATATATTGAATTTTTATATCGTTGTCAATTTGAATATATTGGAAAATAATTATTTCTCTGTATTATAAAAAATAAAGTTAATAAATTGATGCTGGGATAATTACGAAATCTCTACTTCCAGATTCGATATATTATAAAATTGATGTTAGAAATTGGAGATAATTTTATTGTATTGAATAACGTGGTCTGGAAGAGAATTGGCTTTTTGTACTATGATCGACTTTTGAAAAAACGAGATTGAAAAATCAGGTCGGATTATATATACGGTATTCGCTCCATAATTGACCGGCTCTGCCTTCTTTTTTTTATATTTTTTATTGCCATATTGCTGTAAATCAGTTAATTATATTGTTTCACTAATATACAAAAGTGAAACAAATGTGCTTTTGCTCTTTGTTTTGCCTATTCATTTGTTTTTGATACTCTTTTGAAATAATTACAAATTTATCCTTTTGTGTATGTGATTTGTTCCCGTTCCTTTTTGCATCCAGGTAACAACATCTTACGCGCGTATATGTGTGCGCATGTGTGTATGTGTGTCACGATTTGCCCTAATAAATAACCACGCACACACGCGCGTGTGTTGGGATACTTATTTTATTGATTATCAATTGTTTATAAACAATCTTCTTTGTTGCGTGTTTGTATGTTGTTGAAAATCAATTGTTTACAAATTATTTTAGCTTTAAAACAAAAGTTTTTGCAGTTTTATTTGTGTATATCAAATAGGCGTTATATCTTTGCAACGTCAAGTTAAGGAAATACCTAAATACTTGATAGAGTTCTTTTGTAGTCTGTTTGCATTGTATTGAGTTTAGCGTTATTTGTTATTGTGGCTTAAACTGATACGTTACTTAACAATACAATGTTTGCCACATTCAGAATATAGGATATTAATGCAAAGGTTGATAACAAACCTAAAGTTATTCATTTAGACCGCTTGCACCCGTAAAAGCAAGAATACAGGTTTTTAAATGTACGTTCTTTGACATATTGAAAGTAGGTTTTATAACTTTGAAAGTACGAAACTATCAAAGTATGTACTATTTTACGGCTATTTGAAAGTGTGATTTTCAAATAGTTAGTTTAATTGTTAGTAGTTTAGTTACTGAAAGTAGACGAAAGTAAACAAGTAGTTGCAAACAATTGAAAGCGAAAAACTGAAAGCAAATATACATTTGTCGTATAAATGTAGCAAGTAAGCGAGAAGTAAGTAAAAAGCAAGTAAAAAACTATTTATTAGTAAGTTATTAGTAATTGATAGCTAAATAAAAGCGTTAAACAGGTACAAAGGTAGATAAACGGGCGTAAATTATCAAAGTAAATTGTTTAGTTATTAAATAAGTTTATTATTTGATTATTAAATAGTTTATACAATTTTATCCGTAAAGTTTGCCGTAATAAATTGTTTTACAGTTTTAGCGAATTGTTTAGTAATAGTAAAAGTTATAAGTAACGGAAAGCAAAAAGCGAAAATTTGCATTTATTGCGAAAATGTAAATAATTAGTTATTTGACAACTGACTGTTAATTAGTTTTAATTAATGGAAGGTTTGATGTGTAGTTAGTACGTTCAATCCTACAAACAAAAGCACTGAATTTAAACAAGTTTTACAACAAGTTTGTAAAATTCAGTGAGCGTGCTATGTACTTATAGGGTGCATTGTACCTAAAGCGTGCATGATGGTACGTTATGCGCAAAGCGAATTTGCGGCTCACTACGATTTTATAAACTAATTGTATAATTTTAAAAACAGTAAATTATGGAAAACTTTGTAAAAACTTCGTTTGAACTCGTGAATGGTAATGTAGTAGCCGGTACAAAATTGATGGCTCGTAGTTTGGTATTATTGAACGACAATGGTGCTATGTGGAACATAATAGCCAAAGTGAGAAATACCGATAAGTTCTCGGTTATCCGCGCATTGACTAAAGCTGTACTTGTATCATTGCGTGAAGTCCATAAGAAAAACTCAACAGATGCAGCCCAAGCAAGTAAAAAGCGTGTGCCAAATAAACTTCCTCAGGCTTTATCTTGTCATATTGCAATGGTGACTGACAAAAACGGTGATATTATTCCGGGTTCTGGACTCTCTGTAAGAGATAGCGAGAAAGATACGGACAAATTACGCGATATTATCCGTATCTCAAAAGGGATGCCTATTTACAAACTTGTTGTAGAACAGGGGTTAGATTGGTCTGAAGAAAGTGTTGTAAGCGCATTAAATGCGTATGTGACTGCAACAATCGAACAAATGGATTATGTAAAAGACTTGGACGCTGCATTGGGTGCTGCTGCTGACAGTACGGAGAAAGAAGAAAAAGCGGCTGAAGCGGCTGTAAAGAAAAACTCGGCTAAAAACGTAAAGCCCTCAACAGAAGAAAAAGCGGCTGCGTAATAGATGGCGATATATAGTTTAGTGCGGATATATCATAAAATATGGTGTATTCGCACTTGTTATTTGGTGCAATACAATTTGGTGGAGCGTGTGATAATATTGTGCGCTGGAGTTCGACTCTCCTTGCACTTCAAATCAAAATATATTCAGATGCCAAAATTAGCAGATTTATTATGTCAGAGCGTGAACAATAGTAGCGACTTTGATAGTGCGTGGTATATCCGTTTTGCATATAATTTGCACATGGACGTGTCAAGAGCGCAAAAATTATTCAGTGACTATGGCTTGGGTTATATCTATGCCTCAACAGGATTTGTAATGCCTGATACTCCACACCTGAGACGCAAAATGGTGGCTAATTTTGGAGCATGTGTAGTGGTTACTTCTGCTGGTGATATGTGGCTTCGCACTCCAGAGCAGATAGGTGCTAAAAATCGGAAGCGTGCGGCAAAGTTGGATGCTATAACACGCCATCGGATACAAAGAGATGAACAAGCATTGCGCGAATGTAAAAGACTAAAGCGTCTCTTTGAAGATGGACAAGAGCGTCCTTGCCCGAGACATGGAGGTAAGGCAAATTCTCATGCTGATATTGGCAAATATGTAGGGCGTTATGGTGTGCGTATAGACAGCTTTGAGCCAAGGAGCACAATCAGATTTGCAGTAATTCATGTAAATATTTAAAGTAAAAAAGAAAGAATTATGTTGATGCAGGAATTTATTGACCGCACTGGATATACACCTAAAAGCGCACAGGAATATATGGAAATAGAGGGAGAATATTACAATTTTCCAGGAGATAAAGACGAGTTCTGCAAAATGTGGAAAGGACGCGATCAAATACAAACCAGGTTAAAGTCATGTCAGGAACTTACTGACCGCATTCGGTTAAATCTTATGGATATTAATATGCGTAGAATGAAAACTGCCGACTCCCGAACAAAGAAAAGGTTAAAAAGCCGAGAAAAGAGAATCCGCAAGGAATTAGAGCATTTAGAGTCAGAATGTGTAGACCTAATTGCGAGACTTGACGGATTCAATTATACTCCAGTGTTTGAGCTATAGTTGTATATTCAAATTATGCAAATATCTAAAATCAATTAATATGAAACGAGCAAGAATCCAAAGAACGAGCGTGAAAATCATTTCTACCTCTTGTGCAAGTATGACATTTTATTTGCCTAAATCTCAAAATGTTACTGTGAAGCGGAAAACTGTGTATGATTTATTTAAAGCGTAAATCTATGAAGAAGTATGTTGTGGTATATAAGCGGAAAAAGTATATCAAAGTAGCTACTGCAATTGGTAGTAAATTCTATAGAATCTTGGTAGTTATATGCCTGTTGTTTTCCTGTATTGCGATAAATGCCAAAACTATAAGGGTATTTACAGGAAACATACAGCGCATGGAGAAGACTGTGAGAATAGATGGAAACACTTACTTCCTAACATTGAAAGATGGTACCATGTACCAACTAGAGGATGAGAAGCAATATAGTATTGTATTGGAGAGTTGGAAATATTTCAAGTTTATAATGATTGATGTGAAAGATAATGGTAAAAAAGAATGATATAGCCAGTTTCTTCTACTATATGTGGAATTGCTGGGATGAGCACGAATGTGCTGTTGCTTTTGAAAAAGCCGAATGTGGATGGAGACATTTATGGAACAAGTGGCGTGAATATAATAGTCAAAATGGTCATTATGGAGCGGTAGAAGAATTTTTTGCCAATTTGGATGACAGGAATCAGAACTTACTCGTAGAGCGTGCACTGGAAATGTACAGCGGTAAAAAACGTATCAAATGAAAAAGATATTCAAAGTAATCGTGGGATGTGTTATTGTTATACTAACATTAAAAGCCTGCCGCTTAAATTATGTGTGCGATGTAGTTGATAGCATCCCAAAAGAAATCCGAGAGCGCATAATTACAGAGCACCCAGAATGCGCCAATATTGATTTGTTGGTGAAATTCTGGGAGACTAAAGGAGATTCCCTTGTTTCTGAAATTGCTAAGGAACAAATATATGACTGTGAACTTACCGAGTATTTGAAACTCCATCCTGAAGAGAACAATTAATATCAAGACAATAATGGAAACAAAAGTGTGTAAAGAATGTGGTCAGAGTTTGCCCAAATCAAATTTTTCTAAGAACAAGGCAACCAAAGATGGGTTGGCAAACTATTGTAAGAAGTGTGACAAAGAAAGAAGACGCAAATCCAGTGGGGGCATAACTCAACAAGGAGTAAAAGCTACTCTGAAAATGTCTGACTTTGATGACAACATGTTGTTTGCTGAATTGCGTAGACGTGGATACACTGGAGAATTACGTTATTCCAAAGTAGTAAATATATAGGTATGTACACAAGTTATGGCTGGGAATTGACTAATTTTTTGCAGGGACAAGATGAGGAATATCTGCTTGAAGTGTTAACGGAAAATTACAGACGTTTGAGAGATGTGCCAGATCATCTTATTGTGACATTGCTTGAATACCGTGGTTATACTGGAAGATTGATAAAAAGTGAAAATTAAAATAAAGAAGTATGATACCAGAAATTATTGAACAAATGCGCAAAGAGTTATACGATACTAAATTGTGCATCTCTGATTTCGAGAAGTATGATTTGAAAACTCTTGAAA